ACCGCCGGCGTCTTGGGTTATATCTACGGCTTCTTTATTGCGTGCACAGAAGCTAATAGTTTCCTGGTCAACTGGACCTCGGCAACCGTCGCCTATTCCAAAAGAATGGTCTTCGGCGCCGCAGGGTCTATGGAGGCCATCGACAATGTTGCCTTCAATGAGGGGCTTCCGGCTGATGCGGGTTCAAATATTACCATAACAAATGTCGTTGCGGGTGCAGCCCTCCAGGTATATCAGGCTTGCCTGCTCTATGCGGAGGTCTAATGGGTGGTTTTAGAACGCCATCGGGCGGGGGTATCAGGAACCTGTCAGAATTGATTATTGATGCCGATAAAGACTGGCAGGCCGAGGGTATTACTGAAATTAGAGAGGTGGCAGCTGGAATGACCCAGGGTGACATGGTTTCCCGGGGCGCGGCAATTCTTACACTGCTGAATCCCGGCCCTACCGGGAGTATGTTGATCACTCAGGGTCCCGGTGCCGACCCGGTCTGGAGCTATTAGATGGGTGGATTTCAAACACCTGGCGGTGGTGGAATAACAAGGCTGTCAGAGCTTAATATCGACGCCGATAAAGACTGGCAGGTTATGGGCATATCGAACCTCCGAGAGATAGCCCTTGGCATGACCAGGGGTGACATGCCTGTTCGTGGCCCTGCCATTATACAAATACTTGGCCCAGGGACAATAGGCCATGTTCTCACCTCGGCAGGGCCGCTTCATATCCCAGCCTGGGCGCCGCCGGGTGGGGCTCTTAATTATTACTTTCCCGCTGCGATTGATTCTGAACATGCCGAGGCGATTGTTGCGGTGGACCAGTCTCATAATGAGGATGCACCTCTCTCCACCGCCCATGTGGAAACATCAGTCGACTTGCCTGGCAGTATGGTAAAGCAACTTACCCCCACTCTGGCTTCAGCCGATGCCGCGGCAATTATAGCTGCCGCGGACCAAACTATCAACGAAAATGCACCGATGAAGTCGGGGATGAGCATCCTTTGTGATGGGTTTGTCGAAGAAAGGGCTTTTGATGTTGGCGCCCATACAGCAGCCGACTCGCTGACTCTTATGACCGATGCGGGCAGGGCAAATTGGGTACCTGGCGCTCTAATTGGATCAACGATATATAATATCACAGACGGCTCTTCGGGCGTTATTACGGCCAACGCCGCTCAAACAGCTACCGTGGTCGCCTTAGCTGGTGGAGGCGATAATACATGGCAGGTCGGGGATACTTACATAGTACGGACAGACCACACCACCGAAGCTAGAGAAGCAACGGCCAATGACCTGAACCTTTGCCCGATGAATGGTACGATACTCGATAAAATCTACATCGGCTCCAATTACAAATTCTGGCAGGCGTGGATTAACCAAGGCACTAATGGTGCGGGCAACTTCTTAAATGTGACCTACTACTGGAATGGCGCCTGGGCCGCAGTAGTTGCTGAAAACGATGGCTCAAATAGTTTCCTTCACGGCACCGGCCTTAAACAAATCAGCCATACCCCTCAAGGTGACTGGGCGTTGAGTAATATCATGGGTATGAACCTGTACTGGATGATGATTCGTACCGACGCCTGGGTCAACCAGGCAACGGCACCGTTAGGTAATCAAATCTGGGTAAGCCTAGGAGGCTAAGATGGATGCAGAAATTAAAGCAAGGCCAAAGCTGGATATTATTAAGGAGGAGGAGATAAAGCACCTGCTTCTTCCCGGCGAGATGGGAGCTGTCCTGGAATTGACAGTTACCGACCCCAAAACAGGCAAGGTTACCGATCATAGGGTAATGAAATCCGGGAGCTTCGTACAGGCGTTTCTGCAACTGCTGTATGTGAAGATGGCAATCTGCCCGGCAAGCGCGCCTATCAGCGTCACAGATACGGGTGGTGTAGCCCGAGATGTGAGCACTAAGCCAAATAGGGGCTATCTATTTATAACGGTCGCGGCTGCGGGCCTTGTGACCAACGGAATAATAGTCGGGACTGGCAATACCGCGGTGGATATTTCAGACCATTGTATTGAGACTCTTATGCCTCATGCGGACGCGAACTATTCGGCGATGACCTGGGGTGCCCCAGGCTCGGACGCCACCACTTCACAGTTTACATTGACCAGAAACTTCACCGCTGTTGGTGCCCGGGTAGTAAATGAAATCGCTCTTTACTGTCAGGCCACGGATACAGCAGGCACAATGAGAGAGTTTATGATTATCCGAGATGTAATCGGTGGTGGCATCGCTGTTGGCGGTGGGCTAACACTGACGGTGAATTATCGGCTGCAGGCAGTCGTATAGGAGGCGACATGATTAAAACGAAAATAATCCTAACAAGATTCAGCCATGATGGTAGGCTACTCGAAAGACGGGAGCAAGAGTCCAGAAGTTGGTTGAGGCATTTCTTTGATTCTTTGTATCCTTTAGCTTCCGCAACCGACCTGCCTCTTATAAATGATATTGGCGGTGCGGCTAGAACTATCAGCCAAAAGCCTGCCGATAACGGTGGAGTTTACGGCCCAAGCCCCAATTTAGTGGTTGGGTCGCCCCCCGGAAATATCCAGCAGTTGATAGTTAACGCGAGTGTGGCTACCCCTCAATATTGTGGCACAACACAAAAGGGTGACGATATCGGTATCGTGGTTGGGACGGGCGTTGTTGCAGCTGCGCCATCTGATGATGCACTGGGAACCAAAATTCTCCACGGAGAAGGGGCAGGGACGCTGCTTTATGGCGGCACAGAGCTATACGGGCTGACCTTTGTAAATCCCAACGGTCAGTTTACCATTAGACGCTACTTCACCAATGTGCTAGGCGGGAATATTGATGTCACCGAAGTTGGTATCTACAGTCCGGCCGCCGTTGGTGCTTCCTGTTACCTCTTCTGCATTGCACGTGACGTATTTGCCCCCGTGACCGTCGCCAACACGGAGCTGCTGAGGGTAACCTACGTCGTACAGATAACGGTATAAAAGGTGAGACAATGGCGGAGAAAAGTCAAAAGACGGCAGTATTTATTGGTGGTGGAGTAGTCGGTTTTCTCCTCTGTTACCTGCTGAGGAGAAAAGCTGTCCCAACCGGGGTAACACTGGGACAGCTACAGATTGCCCCAGCCACTGCTTACCCTGGTGATGAGGTCAGAATAAGCTGCGTAGCCACTAATAGAGGCGAGGCGGCCTCCTTTCCTGTTATCGCAACCGTGGGGAACAACATTCTGGAGCAGGCGGTATTTCTTGAGCCTGGGATACCGACCGAGGTTGTTTTTGTCTATACCGTGCCAGGGCTGGAGGTCTTTAGTAGAATAGGGAGTGCCATAGGCAACGGGGTCGGCGTCCCCTATTATGTCACAGTATCGGTAGGCGACTTAAAAGGTAGCTTTGCAGTAATTTAGAAAGGAGGATCTTTGGTGGCAGACGAGAAGGTACTAAAGACCGCGGTGCTGCGGTACTTGGAGGCTAAGGAAAAATCCGAGCCCGGGTGGAAACTCATCCTCGGAAGGGAAAGCCTTACCGCCGCCCAGCTCCGCGAGAGACTGAACAAGGACAAAAAGCTCTGGAAAGATATAAGACAGTGGGCAGACGCCTTGGCGGTCGATATGTTTAACGAAGGGAGTAAGAAGATTGAAAGCAATTCTGGTACGCCCTAACTTTGATGATGCTACTGGGTACACCTTCGCCTTCGCCGAGGAAATCCTCGACTGGTGCCGGCAGGCTAAAATAGATGTTGTGGAGCTGGCGGAGGGTGAGGCGGTGAAGAGCAGGGTGGAAGAAGAGCTGAGAAAAGGGGCGGACCTCTTCATCTTCTATGACCACGGCAGTGAAGACGCCCTTATCGGCCAGGACGAGCAGCCGGTGATTGACCTCACCAACTGCCACTGGCTGAAGGAGAAGGACGTGTTCACCCTGGCCTGCCTCAGCGCCAAAGAACTAGGGGCTGAGATATGGCGGCAGAAAGGCCGGTACTGGGGATATACCGAGGTGGTGGGTTTCACCACCGATGCCCTAGATGAGTTCAAAAAATCCTTCAACTGCGGTTTCGCTTACCTCTTCATCGAGCGTGTCCCTCATGGCACCGCTTTAGATAAGGCGAGGGAAACCTTTGACCAGCTAGCTACGGCTCTTGTTTCCGAGGGTAAAATTATGGCGGCTATCTACATGAGGAAAAACCGGGAGAGCCTCGTTGACTATAATGCCCATGGCCCGGAGGAGAACGGCAACGGGGGATGCCTGCTGGGGCTGCTCAAGCTCCCATTTCAATACCTATCTGCACGAATAAGGAGAAGGTGATGGCAGAAAGTAAGATTGGGAAGACCCCCGTGATAATGCTGA